GGTGCCGAAGTTCCGATGTCCTCTGCTAATTTGGCCTGTGTAACATCGCCTTCAATACACTTCACTTTTACATCGACTTCTACGTTATTCTTCAGCATCCCGACTCTCCTTTGCTACATTGTCATATGTTGCACTGACACTACAATTTATTGTAGCACAGATTCATGAATTTTTCTACTTCTTAACGAAAAAAAGACACCCCGCCAACAAACGAGGTGCCTACTTTCTCATCTTTCTTATTTTGCTCCTGCCCATGTTTTCAATTCGGCTTCGCTTGTCCCACTGCCAAAGCGTTTGCCTTCCAGCAAAATCGCACCTTTGCAGGAGTCAGCAAGTTCCTTGTTGGTTTTTCCCATTCCACTTCCGCCGGATGTGGCAAACGGAATGATTTTCTTTCTTGTAAGGTCATACTGCTCAAGGAACGTGTTAATAATGGTAGGTGCAACATACCACCAAATCGGAAATCCCACAAAAATCGTGTCGTACTGCTCCATATTATCTACCCGATTTGCAATTTCCGGACGATATTTTTTGTCGTTCATCTCAATGGTAGAACGGCTCTTTTTATTTGTCCAATCAAGGTCAGCCTGCGTGTATTTTTGTGCCGGAATGATTTCGTGCAAATCTGCTCCAATCGCATTTGCCAACTTTTTTGCCAGATGCTCTGTCACTCCGCTTGCCGAAAAATATGCTACTAATGCTTTCATATCCAAATCTCCTATCATTTAATATTTAGGCTTTCCAGCCATTCATTGATTTCCGTATCCGATGCGTTACTCTGAAAACGATGTCCCTCTAACCAATTTGCATTCGGTGAAAGTTCCTGCAAATGAGCCGTTGCAGTACTGATACCGCTGCCGCCCGAAGTGCAGAAATCAACTACCGTCTTGCCTGACAAGTCAACGCTTTCCATAAAAGTATCCATGATACGGGGCTCCTCACCCCACCAGATTGGATGTCCGATCAAGACAGTATCATACTGCTCCGTATTGATTTCATCTATATTTGAAATTCCCGGACGAACCGTACTATCGTTTTGCTCTATATTTGCACGACATGAGTCGTCATTGTAATTTAAGTCATCATCGGTATACGGATTTTCAGGGACGATCTCATACAAATCAGCACCCAGAATTTCTGCTATTTCCTCTGCAATCGGCTTAGTCGTTCCCGTTGCGGAGAAGTAAGCAACCAGAATGTTTGTATCTGTTTCTTCCGTATCCGCCTTTCTGCTTTCACCGGAGTGTTCAGATCTACCCGTATTGCTTACCGCCGGCTGACTGCTTACACTGCTTTCAGTCTGACTGTTTTCAGATACTGTGCTGCCACAAGCGGACAATGAAAACACAAGCAAAAATGTCATAAAAATTGCGGTCAATTTCTTCATAAAAATCCTCCCGTTTATTTCAATTTCAAATACTGCTCATCGTCCACGGCTTCCAGCCACTCATTAGAAGTATCCTTGCCGCTCGGCTCAAAAGTTATATGTGAAAACCATGAGTCTGATTTTGCACCATGCCAGTGCTTTACATTGGCAGGAATGACAATTACTTTACCCGGCACAAGACTTACCGGCTCTTTTCCCCATTCTTGATACCAACCTTCTCCGGCTGTACAGATAAGCACTTGTCCGCCGCCCTCTGTGGCATGGTGGATATGCCAGTTATTGCGGCATTTCGGCTCAAAGGTCACGTTGAAAATCGGATACTCGCCATTCTGAATATCCGTCAGTGGTTTTAGGAAAGACTCCCCGATAAAATACTGTGCAAATGCGACATTCGGTGAACCGATTCCAAATGCGTCTGATTTTTCAAATTCTTCTCTGTTCATTTTATATCTTCCTCTCTTACTCAAGTTTAGATTATCTTGAATTGCTTCCATTTTCCGCTTCGCAGACGTATAAGGTTGAGTACTCCTTTTACCGTCCAGTCCATGCACATTGCCCATGCGATTTCCATAACGCCCATATTCAGCACTATAGCAAATATCCACGAAAACGCAAGGCGTACCACAACGGTTGTAATAATGGAAACCCACATGGTAAATTTAACATCGCCTGCCGCCCGCAGACCGTTTCCCAATGCACCGGAAAACGGAAAAGCAACCGTATTAAATACATTGTGAAGCACAACCAGCCAAAATACCAGCTGCTTTGTTTCCGCTCCTATAGCGTAGAAATGCAGGAATGCCGGTGTCAGGGCGAGAATAAATAAATTCCACACTGCGGAAATTGCCAAAGTGATCCTTAGCAGTTTCTTGAAATAATACTCTGCTTCGTCCGTATCCTGACTTCCCATACACTGCCCTATGACCGTGATAAATACAGGTCCCATGGCAACACCGGACAAAGCAGCAAGCGACCAGATACTTTGTGCCACTCCGTTTGCCGCAATCTGATAAGTGCCAAACAACGCCACAATACTGGAAAGTGCCACCTTTACAAGCTGAAAAATTCCGTTTTCAAGCCCGTTTGGAACTGCAATTCCTAAAATCCTCTTCATCATTGCGCCGTCCCAATGCACAAGTGATCTTCTGCTGTACACCACACCATTGACTTTCCGAAAGCAAAGGACGGTAATCGCCACAGCAGAAAACGTTCTTGCAATCAGTGACGGATACGCCACACCTGCTACGCCGGCTTTCAGGACAAACACACCAATCACATTGCCTACCACGTTGATGATATTTGAAAAGATTGATATATACATGGTTGTGCTTGTCTTTCCGACACTGCGGTAAATTGCCGCACCGGAATTGTAAACAGCAAGTGCCGGATAAGAATAGGCAGAAATCCTCAGATACGTGATACAAGCCTGCATCACATCCGGCTCTACCTTGCCAAACAAAACTCCAAGCATCCACTTGTTCCCAATCAGCACCAATGCGGATACGGCAACGGAAAAGATAGTGGAAAACAGTAATAACTGACTTGCGGCTTTGCCTGCCGTATTCTTTTCACGATTGCCGACATACTGACTGATGACCACAGCACCACCGGATGCCAATGCGGTAAACAGATAGATGAAAATCGTGTTAAATTGATTGACAAGCGATACTCCGGACACCGCCGCTTCGCCCGCATAGCTGATGACCAACGTATCTGCAATGCCGACCAGCATAACAAGAAGCTGCTCCAAAAACAGCGGCAAAATCATCTTTTTCAAGTCATTGTTTGAAAATCGCTCCATTTAGCGGTAAGACCTCTCATAGATTCCTGCCGTTTCTTCTACAGAAAGTTCCAGTCTGTCCGCAGCATACAGTCCGCCCATAGTATCCTTTGCCTTCTGTGCCATTTCAAAAAATTCCTCTTTGGTAAATCCGTAATCCGACATTTTCAGATTATCCACACCGCAGGCTTTCTGTAATTCCTCCAGAGCCGCCGCAAAATCCATCGGCTCTTTTGCATCTTCTTTGCCCAGTGCTTTTGCCATACGAACAAAACGCTCATCACAGGCATGATGGTTAATGAACCATTTGTAGTATTCAAGACTTATCATAATCAGTCCCGCTCCGTGCGGCAGATCATGGTGCATTGCCGACATTGCGTGTTCCATGGAATGTTCACTGCTGCAAGCACTAATTTCCATCACATGACCGGAAAGGGTATTTGCAAAGGCTACGTGTTCTCTTGCTTCCATGTCATTACCGTCATTCACTGCTCTTGCAAGATATTTCCCGATGTTCTCAATAGCGGTCAGTGCAAACATATCGCTCATCAGGTTTGCGGGGCTTGTGATATAGCACTCGGTGCTGTGAAACAGTGCGTCAAAGCCCTGATATGCAGTAAATTTTGGAGGTACTGACTTCATAAGTTCAGGATCTACGAATGCAAACACTGGATGACTTGCATCCGCACCGCCGATACCGATTTTCTCATCATACTCTGCATTGTTGACTACGCCCCATGCGTCCACCTCAGAGCCTGTTCCTGCTGTAGTGGTAATCGCCACTACAGGAAGTGGTGTCTCGGTGTATGGCTTGCAGCCACCGTGTCCGCCGTAGGCATAGTCCCACACATCTCCCGGATTCGTTGCCATAATGGCTATGATTTTGGAAGCGTCCATAACACTGCCCCCGCCAAGAGCCACGATAAATTCGCAGCTGTTTTCCTTGGCAAATGCCGCACCGTCCATAATGGTTGTTGCAAGGGGATTGGATTCGATCTGATCAAACAAAGCAACGCTGATACCTGCTTTTGCAAGCTGTTCCTCGACCCTCGCAAGAGTTCCGCTCTCCTTGGTTGATTTTCCGCTTGAAATGACAAGCATAGCCTTTGTTCCAAGACCAGCCGCCTGCAGTTGCTCTCCCAGTTCATTTAACCGTCCTGCACCGAACAATACCTTTGTCGGCTGATAAAAATTGTAACTCATGATAAATCCTCACTTTCTGATTTGTGTTCTGTTTTCCTTAACAGTACTGAAATTTTTTCCAGTATTTCAATCACCTGCTTATCTGTTGCAGTAAGCATTTGAAAAACCGCCGCTTCTTTTTCATACAACGGCTTCAGAATACAGGCTGCATACGCTTTGCCGCTTTCTGTCAGCATAACCGTCATATCACGCCGTTTACCTTTGATTGGAACAAGCTCTGCATATCCTTGCTCTTTTAGTTCTCTCACAACAGTATTCACCGTACTTTTGGGAAGCTCCCAATCCTCGCATATTTCCTTTTGCGTATGAGCATTTCCGTCACCCAGTGCATACAAAATCCAGAGAAGCGTAGGTGCAACATTTTCTGTTTTTGCAAAATCGTCATATACAGCATCAATATGATAGAGTGCTTTTCCAAAATCATAAAAAAATTGTCTTGCGTTCATTGTACCGCCTCACACCAAAAATTCATTTTCGTACTTTTATTATAATCCGATTTCGTACTTCTGTCAAGGTCTATGAAAAGAATTTAAAATTCAGACATAAAAAAGACACCCGACCGCAGCCGAGTGCCATAATATCTGATGTTTTGTTATGCTTGTATTTCCGTTCCATCCCGGAAGGTGACCGTGATTTTCTTGCTCCTGCCAACCGTTGTGAACTCAACCATACTGCCCCAAAGACTGCTGTCGAACTCACTGATCGTGCCGTCTTGGGATTTCAGTACTCGGATGAAATTCAGCAAGCGTTCGCTTTGTGCTTCCTTTGCGGCAAGGGTCTCGGTCACTTTATCATACTGTGCTTTGACGGAATCGTACCGTTCAACCAGTCCGTTGTAACGCTTCTGGTATTCATCCTGATTCTGTGCGATGCGGGCATTCTCTGCCACGATGCTTTGCGTCATTTCCACCAGTACAGTCATTTCGTCCTCCAGCTTCTGTTTTTCTTCTTCCAAAGCATCGGTCATGCAGAGCGTTTTGCGGATAAGCTCTGTATTGGCTATGATTTCATTCTTTTCGGTCAAAAGCTGATTGTATGCCGACACGAACGCCGCCTTAACCTCGTCCTCCGTAACATGGGGAGTCTGGCACTTCTCTCCATTGTATTTATGATTGCAGCGGTAGATTACTTTGCGGTAACGGTCGGTGGAATGCCAGACCTTTGATCCATACCAGCCACCGCAGTCCCCACATTTTATCTTGTTCGAGAAGATGCTTACACCGCTGTACCGTGAACCGCTTTTCGTTCGCTTGGCAAGCTCTGCCTGCACCATATCAAACACAGCAGGGCTGATGATTGCCTCATGGTTGCCCTCCACATAGTATTGCGGAACTTCACCCTCATTCTTTTTCATCTTTTTCTGTAGAAAATCCACCGTGAATTCTTTCTGAAGGAGTGCATCACCTTTATACTTTTCATTTGAAAGCATCCGGCGTACCGTCTGCTGATTCCACACATCCTTGCCTGCAGGTGTTTTGATGCCGCGGCTCGTAAGTTCAGCGGCGATGGAATGCGGTGTCATGCCCTCAAGAAACAGATGGAAAATCAGTCGCACTGTTTCTGCCTGTTCAGGATTCACCACAATTTTGCCCGTTTCCTTATCCTTATCCAATCCGAGGAATCGACTGTAGGCAAAGCTGACTTTGCCGTCTGCCATACGCTTACGCTGTCCCCATGTGACATTCTCGGAAATGGAGCGGCTTTCTTCTTGAGCAAGGCTCGACATGATGGTTATGAGAAGTTCGCCCTTGGAATCGAGCGTCCAGATGTTTTCCTTCTCGAAATAAATCTCAATGCCCTCATCCTTCAACTTTCGCACTGTGGTAAGGCTGTCCACCGTATTTCGTGCGAAACGGCTCACGCTCTTAGTCACAATGAGGTCGATTTTTCCGGCAAGGGCATCCGCTATCATAGCCTTAAAGCCCTCACGCTTTTTGGTGTTGGTTGCGGAGATGCCCTCGTCCGTATAGATTGCTACAAACTCCCAATCATCACGGCTCTTGATGTAATTGGTGTAATAATCGACCTGCGCTTCATAGCTTGTAGTCTGGTCTTCATGGTCGGTCGAAACACGGGCATATCCTGCAACACGGCGTTTCTTTGTACTGTTTATCGGTGTGGCAGTATATCTGCTGATAGTAGCAGGTATTGCCGTTACTTTTCTTTGCGCCATGCGTTCCCACGCTCCTTCCGTAACTGTTTCATATGTTCACTCATCTGCTGCCGTCTTTCAGGTGTATATGCTCCTTTGATAGATTCCTTGAACTTCGCTCTCTGCTCATCTGTCCACGGTCTGCCTGTTCGTTTCGGCTGTTCCCATGTTTTGCTGACCTCTGTACCATCTTTGAAATGAAAAATCATCTCTGCGGCAGAAATCACATCAATGTGGTCAATTCGGGCATCGATACTATTGTCCTCAAATTCCGCAATGCCGAGAACATCCGCAATGAAAAGCTTCAGAATATCCTCCCGCAGTCCGACCGTTTCGCAGCCGTCTCGCTCAGAACACCGCCAGTAGTAGGCTTTTCCGCTCTCCGCCGTAGCTGAAGGCTGTGCCGCCCTGCGAAAGTTACAGCCACAATGATTACACTTGATTTTGCCGGTCAGTACGGAAGAACCTTTGCAATTCGGCTTTTTTCTGCGCTTTTCAGATGTTTTCGCTCTGTATTCCGGTGTCCAGCAATCCTTATGTCCCGTGTTCGGGCAATCTTTGGTAATTACCTCACCGCTTTTCAAGTGAAATTCCAGAACATTCCGCTTCGGCACATTTATGAAGTTCACTTCGTCATGGAACGCATCCTCATCGAACTCAGCCAACCCAAGAACGGCGGCACAGGCTTTCTTAAGATTCTCATGGTTGATGCTGCCGCCAACGGGACACCTGCCGCCCTTTTTCTTTCTCGACCCGCAGACCCAAAACTCCATGAATCCCCGGTCGGTACGCTTGTTATGCATATAGCTTTGACCGCAGTACGGGCATTTCAGCATTCCCGAAAAGCAGGTGAGGTTCAGGCTCTTATTTGCCCTCGGTCCCAACTCCTTCCTTCGGGCAATCTCTTCCTGCACATAATCAAAGGTTTCTTTATCAATGATTGCCGGGTGAGTATCTTCCACGTAATACTGTGGAAGTTCACCGTGATTCTTTTTTCTGTGCTTGGAAATTGGATCTGAAACAAACTCCTTTTGAAGCAACATATTGCCCGTGTAAGTCACGTTTGTGAGAACAACCTTGATATTGGAATCCACCCATCGGCATCCATCCCTTGTGGTAACGCCCTCCGCCGCAAATTCACGCTCGGTTTCCAGTCTGGATTTGCCGTCAAGGAAGTTTTGATAAATTCGCCTGACCACAGCCGCCTCCTCTGGAACGATAGTCAATTCATCACCATTCCATTCGTAACCATAAACACGAAAATGTCCGTTCGGTATGCCTTTCTGCATACGCTTTCGGATGCCCCATTTCACATTATCGGAAATACTGCGGCTTTCTTCCTGGGCAAATGATGCAAGAATGGTCATCATCAGTTCACCGTCTCCGCTCATGGAACTGATATTTTCTTTTTCAAAACGCACCTCAACACCAATGTCTTTTAAGCGGCGCACCGTTTCCAGTAAGTCTACCGTGTTTCTTGCAAACCGCTGAATTGACTTTGTAAGTATGATATCGATTTTGCCATCTTCGGCATCTGCGACCATGCGTCTGAACTCATCTCTTTTTGCCGTGCCTGTTCCCGAAATGCCATCATCTGCATATACTCCGGCATATTCCCAATCGGGATTATGCTGAATCAGGGAACTGTAGTAGCTGATCTGTGCGGAGAGGGAATGGTTCATGCGTTCCGATTCCATTGAAATTCTGGCATAAGCAGCGACTTTCTTCTTTGCTTTTATGGTCGGCACTGCCT